ACCACCTCGTACGTGCAGCTGCACCGGATGTCATCACGACCGACACGCCCGGCATTTTGCCAACCCCAATTGTCGGCCCTGTTTACAACAACTTTGTTGGCAACCGCCCAGTCGTTGATGCAATCGGCGCAAAGGCAATGCCCGGTGGCGGCAAAGTGTTCATCCGCCCAGAAGTCACCACACACACCTCAATGGCTGTGCAGTCAGCAGAAAACGCCGCACTCCAGTCAGGCACCTTCGTCGTTTCCTCCAATCAGGTCACAAAAGGCACCTACGGCGGCTACGTCACCATCTCCGAACAGGATCTCGACTGGACAGACCCAGCCGTGCTCAGCCTGGTGCTTGACGACATGGGCCGCATCTACGCCAACACCACCGACAACGTGGCCGCAGATGCCCTGCTCGCAGGACAAACCCAAACACAGGTACTCACCGACCCAACGTCACCGTCAGAATGGGTGAGCGACATCTACGCCGCCGCCTCAACAATCCTGACAAACAGCAACGGCGGCTACGCCACGCACCTGTTCTTGGCACCCAACATGTGGTCAGCACTCGGCCAACTGGTTGACTCAACCGGTCGCCCATTGTTCCCGCAGGCCGGGCCGCTCAATGCATACGGCGCTGTCAGCCCAGTAGCCGGCACCGGCAACGCTTTCGGTCTCACCGTTGTTGTCGACCGCAACTTCGCTGCTGACACCGTAATCGTTGGCGATCCGACCGGGTTCGAAATCTTCGAACAGCAGAAAGGCGCAATCTCGGTTGAGGTTCCTTCAACGTTGAGCCGCACCCTCGCATGGCGTGGCTACTTCGCAACGTTGATGATCGACCCAACCAAGTTTGTCAGCCTCACCTGATAAACACCTCCCCTGCTACCTGAGGAAAAGCACCACGCCATGACCACGTTTCAAATCATCCAATCATCACGCGTTGATGGTTATGGCGTGGTGCAATCCCTCGAACCAATCGCAAGCATCCCGCTCGGGTCACTAGTCAACATTGTTGGCTCAACCCGAGGCCTTGACGGCAACCAACAAACCGTATGGTCACTCGTTGACTACGAACTCATTCGTGTTGACGCAGACGGCACACTTGTCTTTGATTACGACGTACCACGCCCACAACAACTGATCTTTCCGAACGCCGGCAGCGACCTCGCTTACGGTGTGGATAGCGGCGAAATCCGTTGGGAACCCGAAGCCACTTGGATCACCTCGGCAGATGTCACCGAATGGCTAGGCATCTCCGCGGCAACGGCGAATGATACGGCGTTCATCGCAACGTGTGTGGCTGCGGCCAACACGTACTGTTATCGGGTACGGCACGAGGCCGGCTATCACGACGACGCTGATGCTGTGCCTGACAACTCGGTTGCTTTAGGCACAACGATGTACGCGGCAACGCTTTATCGTGAGCGTGGCTCGGTCGATTCGTTTGCATCGTTTGATCAGATGGGTGGAGCTGTACCGTTCGGCACAATGGCACGCATCAAACAGCTGTTAGGTGTACCGAGGGCGGCCATCGGTTGATATGGCTGCTACAGGTATTCTCGCCGCTGCATACGACAACGTATGCACTCGCCTTGCTGATGCTGGCATGGTCGTGGTCAAAGACCCACGCAACGCCCGCCCAATGTCCGTGTTCGTTGAAGCCCCAACCGTAATCGGTTTTAACAGCAACATCATTGACGCAACCATCGTGTGCCGCATACTTGCCGGCGGCCCCGGCAACAGCGACGCACTCGATTACCTTATGACACAAGCCGACATCATTATTGAAAATGTTGAAGGCATCACCGACGCACGCCCCTCGGCTGCGCTCATCGGTGAGCAACAGATCCCCGCATACGACCTCACGGTCAGAGTTTCAACAAGGAGAAACTGAAAATGGCAACAACCACCGTGCTGAGCCAACCGGCTCTGCTCATCAACTCCGTTGATTACAGCGACCAATGCACTTCTGCGGTCGTCACCATCAACTTTGAACAGCTTGAAGCAACCTCGTTTGCTGACGGCGCACGCAAGTACACCGCCGGTCTCGGCAACCACGAAGTGACAGCAACGCTCATGCTTGCCTACGGCACCTCAGAGGTCGAAGAGAACCTCGCTGCGCTTGTTGGCACCACGACCGATGTTGTTGTGTACGCCACCTCGAGCACCACGCCAGGCGTAGCCAATCCCGAGTACACCTTCAGCGGCATGTATCTTTCAAGCATCACCCCAATCAACGGTGCGCTCGGATCACTCCAGACCATAGATCTCTCGTTTAACGGCGGGACCTACGTGCGCGCCACAAGCTGACCGACACCTAACCTGAAAGCACCGACATGCAATTAACCATTCAGGTCACCACAGCGGATGACCAATACCAAGTAGACACCAACCTATTCACGATCGTGGCATGGGAAAGAAAATTCAAAACGAAAGCCAGCAACCTAGCGCAGGGCATCGGCATGGAAGATCTCGCCTATCTCGCATACGAATCATCAAAACAGCACGGCCACATAGTTCCAGCCGTATTTGATGATTTCGTGAAAAAGGTGGTGAAACTCGAAGTGATCGGGGATAACGACGAACGCCCTACGAACGAGGCACCCACCGACGAGCACTAGCAGAACTCCTGCTAGCCGTCGGCTGGTGGCCTCATCACATCGAGTTTGATACAAGAGACCTAATAACCGTAAATGACGTAGCGAAAGAACGCAACAAACATGGCCGCAGGTAGAAGATCACCGAAACCAACAATTCAAGAGTTGGCATCGGTTGAGGTCTATGGCGTGCCACAAATGTTGAAAGCGCTCGCAGAAATTGACCCGGCGTTAAAACGAGCCACGCTCGCAAAAATGAAGTTGGCTGCAAAGCCAATGATTGACGAGGCGCGCAGCCTTGTCCCTGACGCGTCACCACTTGACAACTGGGGAACTTGGAAAGGCGGCTGGGATCCGAAAGTTGCACGCAAAGGCATCAAGGTCACGTACAAAGGCCCGACCAAACGCCAAAAAAACATCGAAATATTCCCATTGTTGAAACTGGTTAACGGCTCACCGGCCGGCGCAATCGTTGATATCGCTGGCCGTGCCGGCGGTAGCGGCCGAGGTTCAAAAGGTGGGCCACGCGGTCAAGGCATGATCGACAAAATCAATCGTGAAACAAAACGCAACGCGTCACGCATTGCGTGGCTTGCAGCTGAACGCCACCTTAAAGACGTTCAACAAGGCGTAAACGACGCAATCATTGAGATGGAACAAGCCATCCAAAAACGAGTAAACGCAATAGGTTGATCTAATGGCTATCAAAGTCCCAATCGTTTCAGAGTTTCAACCACAAGGCATACAAAAAGCAGTCGAGGAATTCAAACGGCTTGACTCGGCAGGCGCAAAAGCCGGTTACGCACTCAAAAAAGCGTTTGTACCCGCCACAGCTGCGTTAGCCGGCCTTACAGCGGCCGCAGGGCTATCTGTTAAAGCAGCGATTGAGGACACGGCACAACAGGCTGAACTGGCGCGAACACTTCAAGCAACTACCGACGCAACAACGGCACAGGTTGAAGCGGTTGAGTCGTACATTGCAGAAACAGAAAAAGCCGTAGCCGTATCTGACATGGAATTGCGGCCGGCGTTTGCGAATCTTGTGCGCGCAACGGGTGACGTAACCCAGGCACAAGAACTGATGACGCTTGCGCTCGATGTTGCTGCAGCTACCGGCAAAGACCTCGAAACAGTTACCGAAGCCCTACAGGAAGGCTTTCAGGGCGAAGTAGGGCCACTCAAAGAACTCGACAAGTCACTAACGGACATGATCGCTAGCGGCGCAGATGCCGATGAGGTCATGGCACAGCTCGCCAAAACATTTGGTGGTGCCGCACAGGAATCAACGGAAACACTTGAGGGCCGCTTCAAGTTAATGAAAATCGAGTTGGACAACGCCAAAGAAGCAATCGGCATGGCGTTGCTACCCGTGCTTGAGCAACTGTTACCGATCCTTGAATCGGTCGCTCGATTCGTTGGAGAAAACACAGACCTTATTGTCATTTTGGGTAGCGTTATGGGCGTTTTGGCTGGCGCAATCATCGCAGTCAATTTTGCGATGTCGGCTTACACGGCCATCACAACGATCGCTACAGCTGCAACAGCGGCGTTCAACGCCGTCATGGCAATGAACCCAATCGGCCTAATCGTCATCGCCGTTGCAGGTCTCATCGCCCTGTTCGTCGTACTTCAAAAGAAGTTCGACATCATCGGTTTAGCCGTAAAAGGATTAAAAGCAGCGTTTGATCTTGCTTGGGATGGCATCAAATGGGTGATCAACAAAATCATTGACGGCCTCAACCTCGTCATCCGGCTGTTAAACAAAATCCCAGGCA